TACCTAACGCTAAATCGGTGGCTCTAATACGCCACGTCACTGGGGCGAACTCTTCTTTATTCTTTAAAGCTTACGAGATGGGTGTAGAGAAGTGGCAAGGTAGATCGGTAGACTGTGTATGGTTAGACGAGGAGCCTAGTAGAGAAATCTACTCACAGGCGGTAACAAGAACGCTCGACAGGCGTGGAATGGTCTATATGACATTCACCCCAGAAGCTGGAATGACAGAGACTGTTGCTGCTTTTATGAACAACATACAGCCAGGGCAATCCCTGTCGAATGCTACCTGGGATGACGCCTCAGAGAAAATAACCTCGATGAAGGGTGCGTCTGGTCATCTAGCTGAGTCTGTAATGTTACAAATTCTGTCCGCGTACTCTCCGCACGAAAGAGAGATGCGTAGATACGGTAGACCTTCTATTGGTTCAGGGCTTATATTCCCAATCCCTGATGACCGTATTAGTTGTTCTCCGATACACATTGAAAGTTTTTGGCCTAGAATAGCCGCAATAGACTTTGGTTGGGACCACCCAACAGCAGTAGTCTGGTGCGCTATTGACCCCGATGAGGATATATTTTACATCTATGATTGCTATAGGGAGAGCAAGGCAAGTCCTGCTACCCACTCTGAACGAATAAGAAAGCGACCCCACTTTATACCCATAGCCTACCCACATGACGGCAATCGCAGGGATAGTATGGGCAATCCTGGGTTAGCTTCTCAGTACAGAGATTTAGGGTGTAACTTCCTATTGCAGCATTTTACAAATCCCCCAGCGTTGGGCTTAACAAAAGGCTCCAACTCTATAGAAGAAGGGATCATGGCTCTGTACCAGTCGATGGAGTCAGGTAAGTTCAAGGTTTTTGATACGCTGTCAGACTGGTTTGAAGAATTTAGAATGTATCATAGAAAAGACGGAAAAGTCGTACCCCTCCGTGATGACATAATGAGCGCGACAAGGTACGCATTCCAATCACAGAGATTTGCACTAGCGGGTGAAGACCCAGCATGGACACACGATGTAACCTATAGGAATTATGGTATTATTTAATGGCTGAAGAAATTACAGAAGAAGAACTATTATCCAGAATTAAAGGCGAATTGACTGACGCTCTGGGTTATAGTGATACGATCTCGGAGCAGAGAGAGAAGGCTATGGAGTATTACTACGCCTTACCCTTCGGTAATGAAATTGAGGGTCGCTCCCAGTTTGTAGACTCGACAGTCCAAGATACTATTGAGTGGATAAAACCATCATTAATGCGTATTTTCGCATCAGGCGATGAGATGGTTAAATTCAGCCCGCATGGTCCTGAAGATGTTGACATGGCTAAACAAGCTACAGACTATGTAAACTATGTCTTCTCAAAAGATAACAATGGTTGGGAGATACTGTACTCATGGTTCACTGATGCTTTGCTATCCAAGAATGGTATAGTCAAGGTTTGGTGGGATGAGTACTCTGAAGCTCAACGAGAGGAGTACAGGGGGCTGGATGAAGTAGCCTTTGAGGCTTTGGTTTCTCCCGATGGTGTAGAGGTCGTAGAGCATCTTGAATACCCTGAAGGAGAGGAAACCCTCCATGATGTAGTTATAACTAGAGCGGCTTACAACGGCAAAATAAGAATAGAGAATGTGCCGCCCGATGAATTCCTTATAGCTAGAGAATCAAAGACTATAGAGGATGCTAGCTTTGTATGCCATAGGGTAGAGAAAACCTTATCACAATTAAGGGAGATGTACCCAGACAAAGATATTGACGCAGAAGAGCTTGGCTCTGGTGGTTATGATGAGGGGACGTATTCTATGGAGCGGTTAGCTCGATATGAATTTGACAAGTCCGCAAAGTATTGGGGCGGAGATGTCGGTGGAGGTTATGGTAAGGATGACTCACAGCGGACTTATTGGCTGCATGAAAGTTTTATCAGAACAGACTACGATGGTGATGGAATATCAGAGCTTAGAAAGGTTTGTTCAGTGGGTGATTATGTACTCGCCAATGAAGAGGTGGACGAGATACCATTCATTTCAATATGCCCAATAAAGATTCCCCATAAGTTTTTCGGTCTATCCGTTGCTGACCTTGTAATGGATCTTCAATTAATGAAGAGTACATTGCTTAGAAATCTCATGGATAATATGTATAACCAGAATTTTGGTCGCTATGCTGTTCTTGAAGGTCAAGCGAATTTAGATGATCTCTTAACCCAACGGCCTGGTGGTGTGGTTCGCGTAAAGTCTCCCAATGCTGTTATGCCCCTTGCGACCCCGCCACTAGAGCCGTACTCATTCCAAATGCTAGAATACCTGGACAGCGTGAGAGAGTCCAGAGCTGGCGTATCAAGAATGTCTCAGGGTTTAGATGAGAATGCGCTCACTTCGCATACTACCGCAACTGCCGTCAATGCAGTGATGAATGCTTCACAAAGCAGGGTAGAGCTGATAGCTAGAAACTTTGCCGAAACTGGTGTGAAAGGTTTGATGGCAAGAATATACCAACTACTTCTAAAAAACCAAGACAAAGAAAGAGTTGTTATGCTTCGCAATGAGTGGGTTCCAGTTAGGCCAGACGCATGGAATGATAAATTTGATTGCACTGTTTCAGTTGCTTTGGGCAATGGAAACAAAGATCAACAGCTTTCCCACTTGACTATAATGCTGCAATTCGCTGGTGACGCTATGCGTGGCGGGTTGCCAATAGTTAACATGCAAAACATGTATAATATTGGAGCGGCAATGGTTAGGAATATGGGCTTTCAAAACGTATCTGATTTCTTGACGGACCCATCACAGGCTCCTCAAGATCAAGCACCATCACAAGAAGAGCAAATGGCTGCCATGGAAATGCAGTTAAAGCAGAAGGAGTTGGAGATAAAGGCTGCTGACATACAGGTCAAGCAGATGAAGATCCAACAGGTTGCTGCGGCTGACGCAGTTGACGCAGAATTGAAAATGCAAGAACTTCAACTTGAGCGTGAACAAAAACGCGCAGTAGCTATAGGAGACACATGAACCGCGAGGAAGAAGCAAAAAGACTTCTAGAACATGAATTATTTATAGAAGCGTTTGACACATTAGAAAAAGAGTTGTTACTGAGTTGGTCAAGAACTAACTCAGATGATGTAAGCCAGCGGGAGTCATGCTGGTTAGCGACTAGACTGCTTGAAAGAGTTAAAGCACATATAACGTCCATAGTTGAAACTGGACACATGGCTAAGATTCTGGAACAGCAACACCCACATATATAAGGAGAAGTAAAAATGGCGGATACGCAAAATGCCCCGTCCGTGCCGCAAGGCCCAATAGCTCCCTCAGAAAGTATTGAGGCAGCCCATAATGCAATTCTTGGCTTATTAGATCCCGACGAGGGAAAACCTGAGAGCGAGGAAGAGCAACCTTCAGAAGAGGAAGAGTCTACAGAGGAAACTCAAGACGAATCATTGGAAGAAGTTTCTGAAGATGAGGAAGAGTTTGAGGACGATGAGTCCGAAGATGAAGACGAGTCTGAGGAGTCTGACGAAGAGGAAGAGGAGGAACTTTATTCTGTCCGTGTAGACGGAGCGGAACACGAAGTAACCTTTGACGAACTCTTAAAAGGCTATAGTCGCCAGTCGGATTATACAAAAAAGACGCAAGAAGTAGCTACCGAAAAGCGCGAAATGGAATCACTGAAAGAACAGTATAATTCCGAAGTATCGCAGATTCAAGCAGAGCGTCAGCAGTACATGGAAGCGCTGACCAATATTATTCAAAATTCGAATATGGATCAGTTTGCAAATGTAGATTGGAATTCTTTAAAAGAGAATGACCCTATAGAGTACGTTACAAAGCGTGAGGAATATAGGGAGTCTCAAGAGAAGATACAAGGGTTGCAACAGCAACACGCTCAAGCGGCGCAACGGCAAACATCTGAAGCCCAGCTAGAGCATCAACGATCTATGCGTGAAGAGTACTCTAAACTCGTAGAGGCTTTGCCTAAGTGGACGGACGAGGAATACAGGAACAAAACAACAGCTTCCTTACGTTCGTATGCCACTAACAACGGCTTTACCCCTGATGAGTTAAACAGTCTCGTAGACCATAGATCTATACTTGTTCTTATGAAGGCGCAAAAATATGATGCACTAAAGAGCGCAGACATAAAATCTAAAAAAGTAAAGAATAAACCAACTATGGCCCGTCCTGGTTCGCCCAAGAGAAAGGCCGATAAAAGCAAAAGCAAACGTACTGCCCAAATGAAGCGTCTTAAAGAGACAGGTCATGTAAATGACTCAGTAAGTCTCTTTGAGGAATTCGTAGACATCTAAAATAGGAGGATTGCATTATGGCAATTGCAACAAATACTAGGACTACTTACAGTGCCATCGGCATTCGTGAAGACCTAAGTAATATAATTTATAATATTAGTCCAATGGACACACCATTTCTTTCTGGTGCAGGACAAGGGTCGTGTGACAATACGTTGTTTGAGTGGCAGACTGATTCGTTAGCCGCAGCCGCTGCTAACCAAAAGCTAGAAGGCGATAACAATATGGACGCTCTGGCAGTTGCAGAGCCAGTTCGCCTGACCAACTATGCTCAGATTTCGTATAAAGCAGTTCAAACCAGTGGGACCGCGGATGCGGTGGACTGGGCGGGACGTAAGTCAAGCCAAGCCTATCAACTCGCCAAGCGCGCAAAAGAAATTAAGCGTGATATGGAAAAGATGTTGCTTTCCAATGATGTTAAGGTGGCGGGAGGCACAACTACGCCTCGTAAAACAGCCGCTGTTATGTCATGGCTGGGGACTACAGCCGCAGGAACGTCAAACATTATTCTTGGTTCGGCTTCTCCTGTTGTTGGCGTTGTTAACAACGGTGGTAGCTCTCCTGCTGTAGGCCCAGATGGAACTACTGTAGCATCTTTCGGTACTTCCGCAGTTCTGACAATGGCGATGATTAACCTTGCTATGGAGCGATGTTTTGACAATGGTGGCGAACCTACTCAGATTTTAGCCCCTGCTGACCTCAAAGCAAAGATTAGTGCGCTTGGTGGTTCGGTTGTTGCTGATATTCAGTCACAGGCTTCGGGTGCAAAACCAACTACCGCTATCAATGCCATTGATGTTCTGGTGACTGATTTCGGTACTTTAAGAATTGTACCGAGTCGCCATATGATCGCTGATATGCTTTTCTTTGTTGACTATGATTTCTGGTCAGTTGATTATCTTCGACCTTTCCAGACTGAAACTCTTGCCAAGACTGGTGACAGCGTAAAGCAGTTGATTATCGCTGAATACGGTCTTCGCGCTAAGAATGGTCTGGCGAGTGCGGCAGTTGTCGGAGTAAAAGACGCTTAATGATAAAATACAATAACGCTCCTAGCATTGTTGTTGAAGATGATGTGCTTTCGCCCGCTTTATGTGATCGCATAATTAGCCTTGCCACAAATAAAGGGCTTGGCGATAATCTAGTAAACCGTGATGGTGAATACATCCAAGATGAAGCGAGAACCAGTAAAGGTACTTTCTTCAGTTACGGCAACAACAATGTGTTAGATGGTGTTATTGAAGCGTTATC